GAATATTTCAGACCTTTTGCTGGATCAATATTGAAAGAACATGTACATGATTGGTTTGATCTTCGTGGTATGGATGACACACCATTTATGATGTACGCTGTTAAATGTCAAGAAGGAATTAAGGAAAAGATTCCAGCAATTATTCACGTTGATGACACATGTAGAATTCAAACAGTAACAGAAGATGTCAATCCTCACTATTATAATTTAATTAAAGCTTGGTATGATAAGACAGGATGCCCTATTATTTTCAATACATCCTTTAATCTAGGCGGAGAACCTCTTGTAGAGACCCTAGACGACGCTCTGAGGACTCTCGCAAATAGTTTGATAGAATACCTCTATCTACCTGAGTATGGTCTTATGATCGAAATAAAGAACTAATGAAGGTTGTAAAGAGACTTATTATTGCTGGTGGTGGAACGGCTGGTTGGATTGCTGCATCTTGGTTTTCAAGAAGATGGGGTAATAGAATGGAAGTCGTTGTTATTGATAAGTCTGAACCAGAGAGAGTTGGAGTAGGAGAAGCGACTTTACTTAGTTTTCCTAAAGTCATGAGAGACATGGGATATCAAGAAAAAGAGTGGATGAATGAGATAGATGCAACATTTAAAGCTGGGATATTATTTCCTGGCTGGGGTAAAGAAGATAATTCTATATGGCATCCTTTTGGATATGCAATTTTAGGTGATGAAGATGATCCAAGTATAGTAAGAGTTCCTATATGGGATGCTTGGTCAAACTATCAAGATGAACTTGAGATTAAAAAAATATCTGCATTGTATTCTACTGCAATGTTGAACAAGATCGAGCCTGATGAAATTGGTTCTAGTTATGCCTATCAAATAGATTGTGGTAAGTTAGTCCAGTTTTTACAAAAAAATACATCTGAACTTGTAAAATATATTAAGTCTGGTATAAAATCTATTGTAAAGGTAGATGATAATATAGAAAAAATAATATTAGATGATGGGTCAGAAGTAACAGGAGATCTCTATTTTGATTGCACTGGATGGAAGCAATTATTGATGGGTTCAGATAATAATATAGATTTGAGTGATAGATTATTCATAGACTCTGCACTGGCTGGTAGAGTAACTTATGTGGATAAAGATAAAGAGATGCACCCATATACTGATTGTCAAGCAATGGAACATGGATGGAGATGGAGAATACCAACACAATCTAGAATGGGAACTGGTTATTGTTTTAATAGATCTATTACTAGTCCAGATACTGTTGCTAAAGATTTTGTTAAACATTGGGACAATAGAATCAGTGAAGATGATTTAAAATTATTAGATTGGAAACCTCAAAGGTGTAAACAATTTTGGAAAGGTAATGTTGTTTCTATAGGTTTGAGTGGTGGATTCATAGAACCATTAGAAAGCACAGGTTTAGCTTTGATGATAAGAGGATGTGAATATTTGGAAGAAAGTATGTATAATTGTGTTTATAATCCAGAAACAGATATAGATATCTACAATGTAAGAATGATATCATCATTTGAAAATGCTGTTGATTATGTCAATATGCATTATTGTTATTCTGAAAGAAAAGGGAAGTTCTGGGACTATGTTAGACTGTCTCATGAAAAATCTGGTATGCAAAAATACATGGAGGATCAGATAAATGATCCGACTATGAATACCGATCAGAGTGGTAGGTCTGGTGGTTTCTTTGGTGGTGCTAATTGGCATGTATGGTTAGCACAGTTGATGCCATATGGCGTTCCAAAGAAAACATACTGGTATGAACAAGTAAAAGAAGTAGTTCCAGCTTTGAATAGCTACTTAAATAGACTAGATAATAATGTAAAAAATTCAATACCTCAAAAAATTATACTTAAGGAGTGGTATGGAAATTAAAACTGTATGGTGCAATGGCACCTTCGATATTCTACACCCAGGCCATATTGAATTGTTTAAGGTCGGTGCATCACTGGGAAAAAAACTTATTGTAGCAACAGACACAGATGAAAAGATTCGTCAAGATAAGGGTGCGTCTAAGCCCATCAACAATCTGTGTGATAGAGTTTCCATGTTACAAGCGATAAAATACATTGATGAAGTTTTATATTTTAGTAGTAGAAAAGAATTAGAGGGGTTGATAAAATTGTATTCACCTGATATACTATTATTGGGTGATGATTGGGAAGGAGGAGATGTGGTTGGTAAAGAATATGCCAGAGAAGTCAGATTTCTTCCTAGACTAGATTACTCAACATCGGATATCATTAAAAAAATTCGTGGCTAATGTAATTGTCATAGGTGACAAGTGTACTGATAAGTACATTTTTGGTGAGTGTAGTAGGCTTAGTCCAGAACAACCTGTTCCTGTTTTAGATCAAACTAAAATAGAAGAAAGGCCAGGCATGGCTGGTAACACTGAGTTGAATCTTAAGGCTTTTGGAGTCAATACTGTCTTGCTCTCACAGAGAGAATCTATAACTAAAACTAGATTTGTAGATACTAACAGTGGTTATCAGTTGATGCGTTTGGATGAAACTCCACAAGTGAGTAGGATTGCAAATGCTGAATTGAAGATGGCAATGATGCATATGAATCCTGATGCGATTGTTATTTCAGATTATGACAAAGGATACATTAATGATGATGATTTGTGGCATCTGTGTAATAATTTTAACAGACCAGTGTTCGTAGACACTAAGAAACGTAGACTTTTTCACAAAGATAATGTATTCTGGAAAATAAACAAGAAAGAATATGATCTTTTGGACAAAGACCATCTACCTAACGCTTCTCATCTTATTGTCACTTTGGGAAGTGCTGGTGCTATGTGGTCAGGTATGAAATTTCTACCACAGGTAGTCAAAGTATTCGATGTATGTGGTGCTGGAGATACCTTTATGGCAGCTCTAGTCTACGAATTTTTAAAAACAAAAAACATGCAGAAGTCTATTGATTTAGCAAATAGAGCTGCAGCAATATCCGTCACACATCCTGGCGCCTATTATCTAAACAAAAATGATATTGAATCATTATACGGAGGAGGAAATGAAAGGAATTAGTTCAGCAGATTTAATGCATCATAGATTGCAGGCATGGCTGCGTGAAAATAAATGTAAAGATATAGAATATCTTGGTTTTCTTGAGAGTTACAAGTCAGGAAAAAAAGAACACATGTATAGAATTGGCGAACATGAAGTTCCTGTTGACGCTATTGAAAGTTTGGAAATGGAAGAGGTAGAAGAAGAAGAATGAGATACTGTGTAGATATTGATGGTACTATTTGTAGTCCTACTGTGGGTAGGGATTACCACAAGGCGATGCCATGGTGGGATCGGATTGCTACGATAAATAAGTTGTATGATGAAGGTCATAATATCACTTACTTTACCGCTAGAGGTATGGGTCGATTTGGTGATGATCCAGATGCAAGTGCAAAGGCATCTATTCTATTATTTGATCTTACAGAAAAACAACTTAAAGATTGGGGATGTAAATATCATTCATTGATATTGGGTAAACCACATGCTGATTTCTTTATTGATGACAAGGGAGTGAATTCTGATGACTTCTTTAGGGCCCAGTAGAAGACCTCGTAATGCTCGTGCGGCAGAGCCAATCAAGTATGTGCCGAAGGGATGGGGATATGAAAAATGGATTGCAAATTGCGAAAAATATTGCGGTAAACTTTTGTTTATTGCAAAGGATAAACAGTGTTCATGGCACTATCATAAATTAAAAGACGAAGTATTTTTTATACAGAGTGGTAAAATAAAATTATACCACGGCTGGGATATGGATATAGAAAAGGCAGATATAACAATATTGAATAGAGGTGATAAGTTTCATGTGCCTATTGGTCTGAAACATCGTATGTTTGCATTAGAAGATACTGAATTGTTTGAGTTCAGTACAGAACATTCTGATTCAGATTCACATAGAATTATAGGTGGAGATATGCTTTGACTTCTACATAATCATGTGGATACCATGAGGTATCTGCACATGTATATTCTTGATACTTACCTTCTAGATGTTTGGGGAAGGGGATTACTTCAATCTCCGCCCCTTCTTTTTTGGCAATCAATTCTGCAATCTCAAGAAATGAGATAGGATTGCCAGTCCCAACATCATAGATGCCGCTCCCTGCCGTATTATCTAGGACAACATCTACTATATCATCCACACATACGAAATCTCTAAAAGCATATTCAGAATCTTCAAATATTTTAATTATCTTAGTTTCTTTAGCTTGTTTAGTAAATTTACTAATTGGACTTGCTTGATCTCCTTTATGTTCTTCACCTTCTCCATACACGTTAAAGTATCTGAATCCCTGCACTTGTTCAAACCTATCCATATTATCCAATACCCAGTAGTCTACAGTTGCTTTCGATAGTGCATAGAAGTTTAGTGGATTGATAGTCTTCTTTAAATATCCAAAGTCACTATGAATCTTACCATACACAGATGCAGATGAGGCATATTTGACTGGGATGGAATATTCTATTGCTTTCTCAAACAGTGCAATAGAGAACTCCACGTTATACTTGTGAATTTTATTTACATCTGTTTCTGTTGTGCTCGATATAGCTCCTTGATGTAGAATCATCTCCACCTCATCCCACTTATCATATTGATTTAAGAAATCAAAAGCACCACTTTGTTCAACTTTGTAAAGATTTTCTGGATCTAGTTTCTTTTCAAATGCTTGACCTATAAAACCTTTATAACCTGTAAGAATAATCATTAGAAAAAATGTAGAGGTATGAAGAATGTCTGAACTAATCTGTAAAGATCATCTTCAAAGTATCCTGGCTTGTCATATGCACCATGAAGAATATTGTCAGGGTACATAATCATTCTATTATATTTCATTTCTGCTAAGTGTATTAAGTCCCATGGCCCTACACTATCATCAACAAATTCATTATCCCAAATTCCTTCCTGTCTAGGATTAACTTGTTGCCCTTTATATGTATAAAATCCAGTGCCACCTTTACATTCTTTAGGTTTATTAAGATATATCAGTCCAGCCCATCCTCTACCATTAGTTTCTGGTGGTACATCTACATGAGGAATCCTAACTCTGTCTTTTGATTGAGTTACGTTGACGGAGAATGGAACTTGTAGACATGCCTGATCAAATTGAGGATCTTCTTTCATTGATAATGCATATACATTCTTTGCAATTTGCTTCCATACATCATGCATATGATCTAGATTCATATTCATATCCACCCTAACTCCAGGCACTCCTCCACATATTCTAGGATTGTTTGTGCCTGGGCATCTGAGTGCAAGATTCCTTACCTTATCTGGATTCTTGTAAAAATTATCAATATAAACTATAGGAAATTCTTGCCATCCCATGAGTTCTACTCTTGCTCCCAACTCATCACTGATTGCAAAGGTTTCTTCTTCATTAATAAAATACTTTTTCATATAACTAAATACTTCGGAGACTTATGTGTAAAGGGAATGGCAAAACCTAGTAGTAAAGATGATTTAAAAGAATATGCTCTCAGGAAACTCGGAAAGCCCGTTCTAGAAATCAATGTGGATGATGATCAAATTGATGATCTCATTGACGATGCCATTCAATTGTTTCATGAAAGACATGGTGAGGGAATCGATAGAGTATTCTTAAAACATAAATTTACTGAAGCAGAGAAAGAAGCCATGAAAGGAACTATGGCGACTACCACTGGTACTAGTACAGCAGGGGGTCTTTCTTCAGTAGACTATACAGAAACTGCAAAGTATTTACCTTTACCAGATAGTATTATAGGAGTTAACAAAATATTTAAAATGGACTCATCAACCATATCGGCTGGTATGTTCAATCTTAAGTATCAGATCTTCCTTAATGATTTATACTACTACGGGGCAATTGATTTACTCAACTACGGTATGGTAAAATCATACTTAGAAACTCTGGATTACATGCTTAATCCTGATGTTCAGATAAGATTTAATAAGAAGAATAGTAGACTATACATGGATATTAACATAAATGAACTTACTAATGATCACTTTATAATCATAGACTGTTTCAGAATTGTTGATCCTCAAAGCGAGAACGCTGTTTATAATGATCACTGGCTTAAACAGTATACCACATCTTTAATAAAAAAACAATGGGGACAGAATCTCATTAAATTTACTGGTGTGAAATTGCCTGGCGGATTAGAACTTAATGGTAGACAGATATATGATGATGCTGTCATGGAGTTAGAAAAACTCGATGAGAAGTTAATGCAAGAATATGCAATGCCACCACTAGACTTTGTTGGATAATGCCTTTATCACCCTTCTTTTTAAATGGATCTCCAAGTGAACAAAGACTAGTTCAAGACTTGGTGAACGAACACTTAACGTTGTTCGGTCAAGATATCCTTTATTTGCCTAGAAAAATTGTTAACAGGAATACTGTTATCAGGGAAATAACTGCGTCTAAATTTGATGATAGTTTTAGATTAGAAGCTTATCTTGGAAATGTAGATGGATTTGGAACTCCTTCTGATGTACTGTCTAAGTTTGGTGTCAGAGCTCAAGATGAGGTCACTCTAATTGTTTCTAAAGAAAGATATGACGACTTCATAACTCCATTCTTAAAATTGTATCCAGCGGAGGATAGGTTGAATGCTCAGACTCCAAATGAAGGTGACTTGATTTACTTGCCTTTGGATAATGCCTTATTTGAAATCAAATATATTGAAAGAAAAGTACCATTCTACCAACTCAATGACCTATTCATGTATGAGTTTAGATGTGAGATCTTTGAGCCTGAAGATGAGGTTATTGATCTACCTGATGGATTGACTGATAAGGAAGGTGTAGAGGTAGATGATATCGTAGGATCAACTAGTGGGCAAGTTGTTACCTTACAGATGGAGAAAGATACATCTCAAAATGCAGTGGCATATGTATCTCTTGCATCTACATTTGCTGGAGTAAAGTCAGTACAACGTGTGCCTATGTTTGATGGAGGTAATTATAGAGGAGTTCCGACTGTAACAATCTTTAAACCAGATCAAGGTAATCGAGCAACTGGTACTGTAACTATTGCAGAGGGTGGTATTGATAGTGTAACTCTAACAAATGCTGGATCTAATTACCTATCTGTGCCTTCAATCAGTTTTACACCACCAAATAAAACTACATCATCTCAAATCAAGTTTGGAAACAACTCACTACATCACACTGCCATATCAGATGTAATTGGTGCTAACTTCCATTTTACAACCAATGTTGATTCTAGAGATAGTGGTAATGGCAGATTATCATTAAGTTTCTGGTTGTATCCTACTAAGTTTGATCCAGCAGTCAATGGCGGAACAGTCATGTGGACTGATAGATTCAAGATATATTACAGAGAGACAGGAAACATAGTGTTTGCTTCTGGTTCTGGATCTATTGAAAACACTACACAACTCAATCTAAATGCTTGGAACTTCATCAGAGTAGAACAATATAACACTGATGCAACCATATCTGTAAATGGAACTGTAAGTAACAGTTTGAATACAGCAAACCCAATCATGTTCTTTGCAGGCGATTCTCTTAAATTAGGTGCTGACACTGCTGGTGCTGGATTTATTCCAAGTCAGACTGCATCATTTGAAGGATTCTTAGATCACCTAACTATCAACTTAACTGGTGATAATTCTACAAGAACTGCCAGTGCAGAACAAGTTCCAACATCAGAAACTCAACAAGAGACTGATGTACAAACATCAACCACTGCACAGTTTATCCGTAAGTTAGATAACGAACAACCCATAATTGATGTTACAGTTACTTCCAATTCAGTATCTGCTTTATCAATAGCATATGAGGGATGGGGATATACCTCAGTTCCTATTATGACAATAGAAGAACCTGCTATTGGATCTCAGGCAACTGCTGTTGCAATTATGACAACTAGGTCTGGTATTCCAAATCAATCTGTTGATAGAATATTACTAATCAATCCAGGCACAGGATATACAACGCCTCCACAAGTGGTGTTTACTGGTGGTTCTCCAGTATCAACCGCAATCGCTACTGCTGTAATATCTGAAGCAGTCTTAGGCCCCATAGGAATTACGACTGGTGGTAGAGGATATACATTTACACCTACAGTTGGCATTACTTCTGTGTACATACAACAGTCCAATGAAACTATACCTTTACTACAGAACGCACAGGCAGAAGCAGTGGTAAGTACATCAGGCACTGTAACCCAAATTAGATATAGTAACGCTGGTGCTGGTTATACTATCACACCAGCATATGTTGCTATTGGTTCTGTAACATCAAATTCCTTCGGTGAATATGAAAGAGATGAATTAGTAAGAGGTTTAAATAGTGGCACTGAGGCATATGTGGCTTCATGGGATACTGTCAATAATATCCTTCAAGTATCAGTTCCTAGTGGAGACTTTGCAGTGGGAGAGGTTGTTGTTGGTGCTGCATCTAGTTACAGAGTTCTAAGTATTGAATCTGACGTAGACGGAGATCGAGAGTTTGCTCAAAACGATACTTTTGAAACAGAAGCAACGTCAATATTAGACTTCTCAGAAAGAAATCCTTTTGGGGAATTCTAAATAGTTTCATAAGGTGGTAATATTATGTTAACAAATCATTTCTATCATGAGATCATTCGTAAGACAATCGTGTCTTTCGGAACCTTGTTTAATAACATTGAGATTCAACATACCAGTGGCGGTAAGACAGTAAGTGTTATCAAAGTTCCCATATCTTATGGCCCACAACAGAAGTTCTTAGCGAGAGTAGAACAGGGTAGAGATTATCAGGATGGTGTAGGCACTACATTAACTTTACCTAGAATGTCTTTTGAAGTCATGGGTATGAATTATGATGCAACTAGAAAAGTCTCCACAATGCAGACATTTAAGTCTGTTAACAAAAAAACAAATAAGATGGTCAAGGCTTTTATGCCTGTGCCTTACAATATTAATATGCAACTTAGTATTCTATCTAAGTTGAACGAAGATGCGATACAAATATTAGAACAGATACTACCATATTTTCAACCAGCATTTAATCTAACGATAGATCTTGTAGATATTATTGGAGAAAAAAGGGATATGCCAATTACTCTGGAGGGAATCCAGATGGAAGATAATTATGAAGATGATTTTCTTACCAGAAGAGCATTGATATACACTCTGAACTTCACATGTAAAACATATCTATTTGGCCCAATCAATAATAGTAGTGAGGGAACTTCTGGACTTATTAAACAGGTACAGGCAGATTACTATAGCGACACTTCATCTATCAAAACTGCACCTAGACAACAAAGATATACAGCCACACCAGTTGCTATTAAAGACTATGATCAAGATGGTGCTGCAAAAACAACAGAGGCATTTGACACAATCAAAACAGAATTCAATGTCAATACTGCCATTGCATTTAGAAAGGGCGATTATATTCAGATAGATGAAGAGAAAATGTTAATTAGTTCTATAACAGGTAATAGAATAAAAGTGAAGAGAGCCCAATATGGAAGCATTGTTAAACCACATGATACTGATGTGTTCGTACATCGAATTACTGTACAGGATGACACTCAAATTATTGAGGGTGATGACTTTGGATTCGGTGTAACTCGCACTGATTTTGGTGATGGTAACATATGGAGTAGTAGTCAAGGGAGGGATTCTGACTTATGATTGAAGACGAAACATTTGATGAGATAGATGATAGTCTCGACATCGATAGAGGTGCTGAGATTATGAAGGCTCCTGTCAATAAACCTACAAAAACTAATCCTAAAAATATAAAGTCTGGTAAAGAAGATGTCACAAAAGACTATGAATATAGTAGAGCTCAGTTATATTCCTTAGTAGAAAAGGGTCAAGAGGCAGTGGATGGTGCATTAGATGTTGCACAACAATCTGATTCTGCAAGAGCATATGAGGTTGCTGGTCAACTTATTAAACACGTTGCAGACACAGCAGACAAACTCATAGATCTACAAAAGAAAATGAAAGATATTGATGAAGTAAAAGACAGTAAAACAACTAATGTCACTAATAATTCTTTGTTTGTGGGAAGCACATCTGATTTGCAAAAGATGTTGAAAGACACTATGAAGAAGAATAAATAATAATATGAAAAGATTCAGAACACTAAGAGAAGAAAATTGGGATAGACTGAATAAGTATGGTGCGACATATACCATAACTTTTATATTCAGAGGACAGACCAAAATGCTTCAAATGTTTTTTCCTCAAAGGGCAAGGCCATTGAAGAAGAATGTTCAATTTGAATTGGAGAAAATATATCCAGGCGCTAAAGTAATTTATTTTATGCCTAGTGATAAAGACCCAACAAAGCCTTTATTAGTAATTGACCCCTGATAGATCATGGTACAGCATGAACAATACCTTGGAAACCCTAATCTAAAAAAAGCGAATGTTGCTCAGAACTTTACAAAGAAACAAGTTACTGAGTTTCTAAAATGTGCTCAAGACCCTGTATATTTTGCACAGAAGTATGTAAAGATCATCAACTTGGATGAAGGTCTAGTGCCTTTCAAGATGTATGACTTTCAAGAAAAGTTAGTTAATAATTTCCATAATAACAGATTTAATATTTGTAAGATGCCTAGACAGTCAGGTAAGTCAACGACTGTGGTATCATACCTCTTACACTATGCCATCTTCAATGATAGTGTAACTATAGGTATACTTGCAAACAAAGCTCAGACTGCAAGAGATCTACTCGGTAGATTACAGATTGCATATGAGAACTTACCCAAGTGGATGCAACAGGGTATCATTGCATGGAACAAGGGATCTATGGAATTGGAAAACAAATCCAAGATCATTGCTGCATCAACCTCCGCATCTGCTGTTCGGGGTATGTCATTTAACATCATATTCTTAGACGAATTTGCGTTCGTTGCCAACCATTTAGCAGATGATTTCTTTAGTAGTGTATATCCTACTATTAG